GGTATAAGATATAATTGGCTCACCTACATTTATATATCTCATTTGTTCCTGATTCCAGGCTCTTTCTCCAAAATCTCTATTAAAGCTTTCACACATAGTTCTTAGCTCTTCTTTTTCTCCAATAGTTATTTGTGAAGAATCGAGGTTTTCTGGGTTAAATTCTATAAGTTTCATGTCACTCCTTTCTATACTTTTATGCTATTATAGTACTTGGGGGATACAGTCCCGAGTAGGATATGCTATATGGAAATATGTGGGAGCGCATATCCCCCGTACTTTGTAAAATGATTATTAACAACCACCAGTTTTATTACTTACAACAAAAGACACATAATCATCATTTGTGAAAATATAATCATCAGCTTTGTCAGTTCTATTAACAGATACTGATGCTCCATTTCCAACTTCTTCTGTTGTTCTTAACATACCAACTGTAGTACCAGCATCAATTTCTCTTTCAACAAATCGTCCACCAGTATAGTAATTAATAGTTATTTTGTCACTTGCCATTTTACTCTCCTTTTTCTTTGTGTGTTAGGGCTAGCCCGTCTACAGAGAGTGCATGAGCACAAACTATAGCTAGCTTTTATTATCTTCTATAAAGTTTTAACTCAAGTTCATTTCTTCTTCTTTCGAATACTCTTATGAATCTATCGTCAATTTTGTTACCATAAATAGTATGTCTACCTTTAAACTTAGTACATACAAGAATTAATTTATCGTAATATTTAATAAGACCTTTTCTTCCATTAGGTATAACATCACCTAAATGTTCTTCAAGATCTATTGGAATTATACCACCATGCATATTATACTCCTTACATCTATATAAACTTCATCTCCGTCACTCTTAATCTCATCAATTACATCATCTCTCGCTATTTCATCTTCATATTTATCAATCATAGCAGGATTTATACACATTTTATCTGCTATTTGTCTAAAATTACTCATTATTACTCTCCTTATGCTATTCTCTGTTATTCAATTAACTTACCATTAAACTTTTCTATTATTTTATCTAACAATGGATGTGGTTCTTCTTTAGGTTTTACAACTGTGCCATATTCTGTCATAGCATTGTAAGACTCGTATATCCAAATGCATTTTTCACAATCAGGACAATTATTTTCTTCACAAATTCTTAATTGTTCTTTTGCTTCATCTGTTTGGCAAAACCAACTCATATTAGTCTCTCCTATCTAAATCATCTAATCCTATTGTTAAGATAAAGTAAGATATTGCCATTGCAAATAATATTATTCCAGCTATTATTGCTATCCAATCTAGTATCATCATACATTCTCCTTTGGTATTAAGTGTTCTCCGTATACTTTTATGTATTCATAGAGTATATCTTCATCAGATAATTTATTGTAACTTTCTTTTACAGCATCTGATACATTTCTATTTAATTTTATTCTCATTTTTTTATAATTAGGCTTTTTCATCATTATCTCCTATATAAAATGGATCATCATATTTATCATAATCAGCTTTCATTAAATCTTCATCCCATGTAGGTGTGTCTGGATCATAATGTTCGTAATTACCTCCAGGTGTCCCTCTATGATATGCGTTCATCCAATTTCTTATTCTTTGTTTGTCCCATTCCTGATATTTATCCCATGTATCTCTAATAAATAGTAATATCATATCAATTAGGGGTTTAATTGCCATTGCTATACCATAAGCTAACAATGTATAAAACATTAAAGCTACCATACTTTCTCCTAACTCTTTTGTACTGTTAAAATTTTGGATTAGCCTTCTATGTGTAGGTTCTTCAACCTGAGCCAAGCCAAAAGAAGTTTAGTTTCTTTTTATCTTAGCTGCTACAATCGAGGGTAGTTACTCCCATTTAGCTCGGACATTCGTCTATCGCAATGCACCACTACAGTGCCTCTTGTACACTTTATCCATGTTTGGACACGAACACTCAGTCAATTTAATACTGACTAATCCTCTGCAGATTATTTCTTTATTCATTGTATTATGTTGGTCACTTATAATATGTAGCTAATATATTACTGTGCCATTAGTTATATTGCAATGTTTGAGTATGCTTTTATTGTCTCCAAGGACTTACACCTTGCTAACCATGACGGCAATACATACTATAATTAATGCTTGTGGCAGTTTTTACCATGTCATACCACAGGACAAGTTAAACCTAATTACTGGACTATCTTGCTCACAAGTATCGATAGCCTTCCCTACCCGCAGTGATCACTCTGCTCCAACGTAGCATGTGCAAAAATACTATGCAAGCGACTATACTACACCTCATTAGGTATTTGTTATTTAATTCTTTTTCTTGCCTTTTATAGGCTTGTGATGGTTGCAATTAGGTATAGTATTATCATTCTTACCATACGCTGTTAGTATTGCACCACATTGCACACAATTTACTTTAATTACTTTCACTCTTACTCTCTTTCTATCTAATTTAATTACAGCACATCAACACTAACAATTGCTTTAGCCCTAGTAACATATAGTCCTATGAGGTAGCATCCATTGGTAGTGCCAAGGTTGGTAACTTAGTGTTCTAAATGCACCACCTAGTTTGGTACACAACTCGTCAAAGTTCACATTAGTATCGCCCCAATGTGCTGTAAATCTATACTATTAATCATTAAGTTAACATCATTACGTGTTAATTATAAGTTATAAATACTCTTTAAGTTAACATAGTAATGTTTATGTAATGTTTATTATATATAAAGTATGTGTATGTGTGATACTGTATTAGCTACCACACTCACACTCTCTTACTTATCCTCCAATTTACTTAGTCTTTGATCAATGTTATTCAAAGTACTATGGAAATCGTCAAATAATGCTTCAATATTTAGATTACCGCCATTACTTGGGGGTTGTGGAACACCTTTAGTTGCATTCCTGTCAGTTGCAGTCAAGTGATACTTTAAGTAAAGTTCTAGCTTGTCTTCAGCTGGTGTTTGAGCCATAATAGAACCTAAGTCCTGTTCAATTGCATCAATGAATTGCTTTGGTACAGTTGAAACATTTCTCATATCTATGTTAAAATATGCCTGTTTATCTCTTATCATTTAAATAGCCTCCTTTGCTATATTGTATTAATAAATAAATAATAAAACTCAAAAAATAAAAACTCAAAAAAACCAAAATCAAAAATAACGAAAAAGCGATAGCAGAAAATCTACGAAGTAGGTCTCCATTTATATATATAGGCACACGATAAAATTGCATAATTTTTAAAACTTTTGTATATTATAGGGTTTTTAAACATACAAAAAGGGGAGTTATGTCAAACAATAGTAAAAAACCTACTATGAAACAAATGAGAAATATGGTTAATTCTTTAAATAATAATATGATATTAATGGATCAACATTATTCTAAATCAATTCAAGACTTAGTAGTAGTTATAAATCATTATATAAAATTCCAAAAAAATACTACTAAATTTGAAACTTTTATGAAAAAAACTATAGAAACAGCTAAAAAAGAAGCTGAAAAAAAGGCTAAAGATCAAGAAAATAAGGAAGTTACAGCCAAAGATAAAAGTGAAGTACCTGAAAAATAAGGCACTTACAGCCATTTAGGCTATTACGTTTAGACTGAGTAGTCGGTTTTTTTTGAAAAGTCAGGTATTTAAGGTAGTTACAAGGAAAAAAAAATCTTGATTATTAATTGTAAACATAGTAAACTATGTACTAGTACAGTAAAAAAAAGGAGGAACTATGAAAACTTATCAAATAATCATTCAAAGTAATGAAGATATAGATGGAATAGACTTCCAATCACAAGATGGAGAGAGTGCAAAGGTAATATCTATAATAGATATAAGTAGTATGTATAACAAAGAAGTAGTTGAATATATCAAAGACTTTAATGTGAGTGATGATATTGGGGAAGCTTAATAACCCAACAAGTTGGGTTGTCTTACTCGCTTCGCTCGCGCACTTGGAGGATGCTTATGGCAAATAATGAAAAAATGACTAACCCAAAATCTATGGGTATGGGTGGAGAAACTGGTTTAAACAAAGATCTTTCTAAGAATGCTTTGCTTGAACATGAAAATATTAGAAGTTTAACAAAACCTGTATTAGAGTATGATATTAATGATGCTAAAACTATACCTAGTAGAGTATTGGCTGATAAAATATTAAAACCATTCTTTAGATCTCCTTCAACTCCTTTAAAAAATTTAGAAAGCGCTGCTAGAAATATAAAGACAATAAATAAAGCTGATGCATTTAATGCTATTAGAAACACTATGGCTAGTGCTACATTAAAATTAGGCGATATAGAAGCTACTTTATTTGCTAATATGAGTAATAATGAAGTTAGAAGAAGAAGAGGGTATATAAAGGATACTTTTAGAGTTACTCCTGAATATTACGATTCTAGATCAGATGATAGGCCAGGATCAAGGGTTGGAAATATGGAAGCTACACGCCAACAAATAGGATTTATGTTAAATATTCCAATAAAATTTAGAAAATGAGAACTTACAAAGTAAATAGAGTACAACATACTGTATTTGACGAATTGGATGAAGTTCCAAAAAATATAAAATTTAAACCTGATTGGAGAGATGGACAACTGGGAGATTGGGTTCTTGCTGATGACGGTTGTGTTATTCAAGTAATAAGAAAGGGTAACATGATACAGAGGAATAAGACAAGAGAATACATAGGGACATGTACTGGCACATTCCCTATAGGACCCCAAGTTAAACTAGATACTAGTAAAAGGGCTAATATTTATTCATTTGGGGGGAATAAAAGCCCCGAGAATATTCTTTTGAATCGGACCTCTATAAATAAGCGAGAATCACTTTTTGTTCAATATCTCCTTTCGGGTTTAAGGCCAGAGCAGGCATATCTACAAGCGTATCCTACAAATAATATAGGTTATGCTAAAGAAAAATCTGCACAACTTGTAAAAACTGAAAGGATAAGAACTGCTATGAAGGAAGAATTAAAACCTGTTTTAGAAGAACTAGGTGTTAATGAAGAGTATATATTAAAAGGTATAAAAAGTGAAGCTGAGTTAGCTGATAAAGCTGATACTAGATTAAAAGCTTTATTTAAATTATCTGATATAATGGATTTAGAAGATAAAAATCAAACTACAGTAACTCAAATAAGTGGAGCTGTATTTAAAGGGTTTACAGAAGATATGGTAGAAGCCGCAGAAAGGCCGAAGGAGGTTACTGATGGAAGATAAATTAATGGAAATATTTTTAAAATCAGATGATAATGATTTATTTAGTCATACTTATGATAATATGAATCCTAAGAAAAAAGCAGAAACAGACCTTATAGCTAATGAAGCTTTTAAAGAAATGTTTGATTGGGACAGAAAATTAAATCCTAATATAGTAGGTGAAAAAGGTTTTGAAGAATATATTAAAACTATAAACCCAGAGCTTGTTAAGCAAAGATCAGCAAAAACCAAAGGGTATATTGGTACATCAATTGATGTTGACCATTCGATATGGGAAACAGATTTTTCTAAAAGTTTAAAAAAGGTATTAAAAAAATACGATAATAATATTGAAAAAATGAAAGAATCTATATTAAAAGTAGATGAAACTATGGAATACGTTCAATCTGGAGCAATGAAAAAAGATACTGAAGAAATGAATAAAAAGGTTATGTTTGATGATGCTTTTGATAATATGAAAAAAGCTGAAAAAGATTTAGATTTATATGGCTAATATAAATAAGCATAATGTTAGTAAGATGGAAGAACAGCTTCTTCTTGCTAAAAATGATATGATTGCATTTGGTAAATTATTTTTGCCTGATGATTTTATGAGGAGCGAGTCTCCTTTTTTTCATTATGAAGTATCTGATGCTTTAATAAATGAAGATTTTAAACAACTTGCTGTTATATTACCTAGAGGACATGGTAAAACAGTATTAACTAAATGTAGTATATTGCATGATTTTGCTTTTGCAGAAGGTCCTTTATTTTATGGGTGGGTTGCTGCAAGTAGTAAAATATCAGTACCTAATTTGGACTACATTAAATATCACTTAGAATTTAATGAAAGATTTATATATTATTTTGGTGATTTAAAAGGAAAGAAATGGACAGAAGATGATATTGAACTTAAAAACGGCTGCAAACTTATTAGTAAATCAAATCTTTCAGGTATTAGAGGAGGCGCAAAACTCCATAAAAGATACGATCTCATTGTTCTCGACGATTTCGAAGATGAAAATAATACCGTTACACCAGAGTCTCGTTCTAAAATCGCGAATCTTGTTACGGCAGTTGTGTTCCCTGCTTTGGAACCTCATACTGGGAGGCTTAGGATTAATGGCACTCCCGTTCATTTTGATTCTTTTATTAATAACATCCTTATTAACTTTGACAAAGCAAAAAAGCAAGGTAAAGAAAAAGAACATAGTTGGAAAGTAATTACATATAAAGCCATTTTACCTGATGGTGGTTCTTTATGGCCAGGATGGTTTGGTCCTAAAGAAATGGATAGAAAGAAAAAGTTTTACGCAGATTCTGGGCAACCTCAAAAGTTCTATCAAGAATATATGATGGAAGTACAGAGTGCAGAAGATGCTATATTTACTAGAGATCATATTAAATATTGGGAAGGGAATTATAGATATGATGAAGAACAAGATATATCGTATATACATTTTGATAATGGAGATGTTAAACCGATTAGTGTATTCGCTGGTGTTGATCCCGCTACAGATTCTGAGCGCAGGGATAGTGATTTCAGTGTTATTCTGGTTGTGGGGGTTTGTCCTGATAATAACGTTTATGTGCTTGAGTATCTTCGCAAGCGTTCATTGCCTGTTCTTGGGATACCAGGAATGGACAGAAAGGGAATCGTCGATTACATTTTTCAGTATAATGCTCGTTATAAGCCAGGGCTTTTCTGTATTGAAGAAACGACTATGTCAAGGCCAGTATTTCAAGT